GAGATCCTGAGATGTCTCGTGGGCTCGGAGATGTGTATAAGAGACAGTATCATGATCGGCCCCTACCAGTTCGACCGGGATGCATCTAAGGATGATATGCGCTTAGACTACTGCTCATCTTTTCAAGAAGTTGCATTGGATGAAAGCAGCCTTTCGTTTGATACGGTCAGCGTAGAAGTTTGCACCACAACAATAGGCGCACAGCTTTCTGCACTCCCCAATAACACCCCCATCATTGTTTACAGAGGCGGCGAAATCAAAGCAAGATTTGTAAGCAGCGGCGTTTCCCGTATCGGGCCTGTCACTTATCAACTTACAGGGCGGTCCCCTATGGGCGCGCTTACCGGCATGGTGCATACTGGCGGCATTTACACAGGACAGACCGTGGAAGATGTTGTAAAAGAAATCTGCGGCAACATCCCTTCGCTGATAAAAAGCGTATATGCCGGAGTTAAACTTTACGGCTGGCTTCCTTATGCGGATGGGAAAGAACGCTCTGCACGAGACAACCTCGCACAAGTGCTTTTTGCCATTGGGGCCTATCTCCGCACAGACCTGAACGGTGTTTTGAGAATTGAACCCTTGTGGGACGGTACGGCATCGTTGATTGATGTCGACCGATCTTACACCGGGGGAACCGTGAAATACGATTCACCCATCTCTGCCGTGACGGTGACGGAGCATCAATACGTTGCGGGAACGGAGGTAAAGAAGCTATTCTCCGGCACGGCGCAGAATGGCGATATCATCACATTCTCCGAGCCGATGCACTCCCTCTCTGCGACTGGCTTCACAATCTTGGAAAGCGGCGCGAACTACGCCAAGATCTCCGCTGGCGCTGGCGCACTGACTGGCAAGGCGTATATTCACAACACCCGCCTAATCACGCAGCCTGTGACGGCTGGCGCTGTGGAAAACATCAAATCAGTTACAGACGCCACGCTGGTATCTCTGGTGAATTCCTACGCCGTGGCGAAGCGTCTTGCGGACTATTACCGATGCCGCGAAACTATCACCAATGACATTGTAAGCGGGCACGAGAAACCGGGCCACGTTGTAAGCGTATATCATCCGTATGACAAAAAAATGGTTTCCGCTTGCATCCAGTCTCTTGACACCACCATGAGCGCGACGCTTAAAAGCAACATGGATGCATTGGTCGGCTTTACCCCGGCGCAGCCTGAATCGGCGGAGTATCTGGACGAGCGGGTAGTCCTCACCGGCTCCGGCGAGTTCCAGATCCCGGAAGGCACCACAACGATCCATTATGTGATGATCTCCGCCGGACAGGGCGGGCGCTGCGGTGAAAAGGGCGAAGATACCAAATCGGGGCCTAAGTTCTCGTGGACGAACCCGGTTTTTGAGGATCGGGTAGACGGCTACGCGTTGGCGCTGGGTGGCAAGGGCGGTCCCGGCGGCAAGGGCGGCATGGGCGGCAGAATCGTAGAGGGCGATCTCGACGTGTCCCAGCTGAAAAGCCTTGCCTATGCCTGCGGAAAAAGCGGCAAGGGCGCCGAATTCAGCCCGGACGATCTCCCCGGCACGGACGGCACGGATACGGTGTTCCACGGCATGACTACGGCGGGCGCGTCTGCCCCCGATTGGGGCTTCACGGATCCCATCACCGGGGAGCAGTTCGGCGGCGTCGGTGAGGACGGCCTCCCCGGCGGCGACGGCGCCGGACGTGATCCGTCTGTGAGTGAGTACACAGATGATAGCGTCCAGCAATATGTCAATGGCACGATTGCTTATGACGAGGACGGGAACGCTTTTACCCCCGGCCCTGTGGCTGGCAGCGAGGGAAAAGTCAGCATGACCAGAATCGCATCAACAAGCACCCCGCGCAGTTTCGGCTGGTACAGCTCCGGTCTGGGCGGCGGCCCGGCGGCGGGAGCCAACGGAAAAGCCGGATCCTCCGGACGCGGCCTGCCGGGCGAGACAACCGTTGATGTGACCGGCGGCCCCGGTGCGGACGGCATGACGGCCACGCTTATCCCCTCCAAGCCGAAGCGGTACGGCAGGGGCGGACGTGGCGGCTACGGAGGCGGCGGCGCCGGATCCGGCGGCATTGCCGTGAAGAACGGAAACGGCACCATTACCCCCGGCACACCCGGGTCCGGCGGTTTAGGCGGCCCAGGCGGCCCAAGCGCGGACGGCTGTGTTATTTTGTACTACCGCAAATTCGGGCAAGCAAAAGCCGGGCCGTTGGTCCAGCGTGGCGGCGGGTTGTTTTTCGACCGCCTAAACAAACTTTTCATCGTGTGAGGTGTGAAAAATGACGATTGAACAGAGAGTCGCAGTTTTGGAAGAAATTTTCGCCAAGCTGCAAGATTACTACACATCCGCTTACTCCGGCGAGGAAATCGACGCGCGGCTGGCGTCCGCCGGTGTGCCTATCGGCATCACCAAGGAGTACAAGAGCGTGGCCGAAATGAACCAGGACTTCACCGGTACGGACGTCCAGCGCGGCCAGTTCGTCCTGATCCTGCCAGACAGCACGGCCTCCGCGGACTACGGCAAGGTGTACCTCAAGGGCACGGCCAACTGGGTGTACGCCTTCACGCTCACCACGCTCACGTCCATCAAAGGCCCCATCGGCCCTCCCGGTAAAAAGGGCGACAAAGGCGATCCCGGCGAGGCCGGTTCCAGCTTCGCCATTCTGGGCTACTTTGATACGCTGGACTCCCTCAAGGCCGCCGTCCCCAATCCCAAGGCCGGTGACGTGTACGGCGTGGGCACGGCGCCTCCGTACAACATCTACATCTGGGATTCCGTCCACGGCAAGTGGGTGGCCAACGGCAGCCTGCAAGGCCCGCAGGGCAAGCAGGGTATTCAAGGCCCCGAGGGAAAGCAGGGGCCGGAGGGCAAGCAAGGCCCGGAAGGCCCCGTGGGCGGTTCCAGCAACTTCGTCCGCTACGATGCGCCCCAGAACCTCACAGACGAGCAGAAGGCGCAGGCGCGGACGAACATCGGCGCGGACACCGTACAGGGTGCGGTGCTCTACACGCCGCAGACGCTCAGCGATGCGCAGAAGGCGCAGGCGCGGAAAAATATCAACTCCGCCCCCGGCGGGTTTGGGTGGGGTGAAGCGATGAAAGATGTGCTTGCATCCGATGCCAAAGACACCTATGAAACATACTGTGGCAAGCTTGATATGTTGCTTGCCGATATGCCCGACGGAACATCGCAACTTATTTATACACGTGGCCCAGTTTCAACGGGCCAATATTCTGGGGCCGGGAATATCGTTGCCGTTCTATCAAAAATATTGGGGACGAGCGCATCACTGATCGGCCTTTCGCCTGACCCGAGAGGCACTACCAACGGATTGTGGCGAATGCTGAAGGATAACGGGAATTGGCAGCCCGTCGAATGGATCAACCCGCCCATGACGCTTGGCACTGAGTACCGCACCACGGAGCGGTATCTTGGAAAGCCGGTATACACCAAAGTGGTGAACTGCGGAAACTTACCTGATGGCACAACAGCGGAAGTTGCCCATGGAATTGCGAATGTTGGTATTGTTGTAGGCGCACAGGCAATCGCGTCTAATGGAACCGGGCTCTTTAATGGACTCGTGTATCTACCAAGTATTTACAACGGATCTCTAACAGATCGGTGGACAGTTTATCTCGCTGGTGTAGATGCTCAAAACATCAGAATATTCTGCGGCGGCGGATTGGCTGGATGCCCTGTGTATGTAACGATGCGCTACACAAAAACCACCGACTGACCATGGACTATTGCGTGATATGCGGAGCCATTGTGCCGGAGGGGCGGTGGGTTTGCCCTTTGTGCGAGAGACAATGGCCGGAATTTTAACTGCACGAAAGCAAGTCGGAACTACCCTAAAAACTGCAACTTTTTAAGGGGGTGTGAAATGGAAATTTTACAAATTGTATTAACTGCCGCCACCGGCTCCGGTGTGACCGCCATCATCCTCGCGATCCTTCAGCGGAAGTGGGCAAAAGATGACAAACGGGACGCCATCGTGGACGCGCTCAAGGTGCTGCTGATCGACCGGGTGCGCTATCTGGGCCAGCATTACATTGCAGACGGCAGCGTCAGCTTGTCGGACAGGGAAACGCTGGACGAGATGCATCAAGCGTATAAATCCCTTGGCGGCAACGGACACCTGAAAATCATCATGGCCGAGGTCGGCGAGCTGCCGATCCGAAAAGAGTGAAAGGAGAACGCTATGGAAAACATCAAGAAACGGCTGGGCAATCTGCTTGCGGTGAAGTCTCTGGTGACCATCACCCTGACGGTGGTGTTCGCGGTGCTGGCGCTGCGTGGGGATATTACCGGGACGGAGTTTTTGACCATCTTCACCACGGTCATCGCATTTTACTTCGGCACCCAGCGGGTCAACGAAGACAAAAACAGTTAAAACCGGTTGAAAAATCAACCGTAAATTTGAAAGGGGACATATTATGAACAAGGTCTACGAGAACATCATCACCGAAGGCAAACAGAACGGCAAGCCCATCGAGGCTATCAACGCCGAACTGAAAGCGGCGGGGGCCAACTTCCACCTGAATCCCGACGGCGGCGTGTCCGGTTGGACGGAGCAGGAGATGAAGGAAGGCTTCATCCCGGCTGAGGATGACGGGAAGGACGGCATCTACAAGATCGCCAGCGACGGCAAGCCCATCCGCTACTCCACCAAGGCACTGGGCGGCGGAATCTACGGCACTGCCATCCCCGTGATGGATCGGGACGAGAGCCGCGCCGACACCACCATCACCGTGGGTCACTGGGAACTGAGCTATGACAGCCGGGGCTACTGCTACAGCCGCAAGAACCTGAGAAAATGACCAGAGCGGGGACAGTTCCGCTTCAGGACCTTCAATGGGTGCGGATTTATTTCAACAGAAAACGTCTCCGCTCCACCAAGGCCAACCTCAAGAAGATGCTGGCGGAAACAGGCGGAGATGCGATCTGTAACGGCTCCATTTTCCTACGGAACCAGCAGCCCGCCTGCCACCTGAAGGCAGACGGTAAGGTCTACAAGGCCCCGGACTATCGGGCATGGGCCATCAGCTGGAACACCCCGGAGGATTTCGGCGTGAAAACTGTGCCCAACGGGGACCGGAATTACATGGAGTGCGTTCACCTCATCATCGGCGGGAAAAAGATCTACCCCGTCACCTGCGGAGCGGACATGAAGTACCGCGCTCCCCGGACGGCCATCGGCACCAAGAACGGGCGATACGCCTACTATGTGAGTAAGGACCGGCGGACGCCGGAGCAGCTCCGGGACCTGCTGGCAGCGTCCGGCTGGGACAACGCCATTATGATGGACGGCGGCGGGTCTACCTGCTTCATGGATTCGACAGGCAAGGGCTTTACCGGGGACGGGCGGGTGATCCCGTTTTTCCTTGTGTGGAAGTACAAGATCGGTGACGCATTCGAGCCGGAAGGAGAGAAACCCATGGTAGAGATCAACGCCTATTCCAGGGCGAAGGACGGCGATAAGAAGCTGTCCACAAACTTTAAAGTGAAAGAATTTGCCTGCAAGGACGGCTCTGACGCCGTGCTGGTGGCGCCCCGGCTGGTGATGGTGCTCCAGAGCCTCCGCAGTCACTTTTGCGCGGCTGTGACCATCAACAGCGGCTACCGCACACCCCAGTACAACGCCAAGGTGGGCGGCGTGACGGACAGCCAGCACTGCTACGGCACGGCGGCTGACATTGTGGTGCGGGGCAAGACCCCGGCGCAGGTGGCAGCTTATGCACGGCAGCTGATGCCGGACTGGGGCGGCGTGGGGGTTTATGACAGCTTTTGTCATATCGACGTGAGAGAGGCCAAGGCTGACTGGAAAGGATAAAACCGAAAGGAGGGCCAGAAGATGGCAACAACATCCACGCGGTTAATCCGCGCTCTGCAAGTCTGGGTAACCCATGGAAAAAACAAACCGAGAGATCCGGGCGCTGTTGTCATCCATGGCCCCGGCCCGGGCGGCGCAGGCCGTCCGGCTGGTAGGTCTCCCGCCTGACGAGGAAGCGGCGGTGCTGGCGGTGGACGTCCACGGCCAGAGCTGCCTACAGGCGGCGGCGCTGCTCCACGTCAGCGTGGACGGCCTTGCCAAGATCCGGCGGCGTGCCTACGCCAAAATCGCGGATGATATGCAGGGGTAAAAGGAAAGCCGTGTCCGATTCGGACACGGCTTTTTTTCGGGCAGTTTAAGGGCAGAATACAGGCAGTTTCCGGGCAGTTTGGCTGTCCGGATTTTTTGTATCATATACGTGTAAAGGAGGCGCGCACAATGTATGAGCGGCTTTTGGCCTGCGGGTATCCGGCGGAGTTGGCGCGAGAGATCATAGCGCAGACCGATCCAGCGGAGCTGGAACGCTGTGTGCGCATGATTGAGCTTTTATACGATGACCGGAGGGAGTATGTATAACCATTTCAACCCCAACCCCTGCGGGAAAAATGTAGGGGACTGCACCGTGCGGGCAATCGTCAAGGCTACCGGGATGGATTGGGGCGAAATTTATTTGCGGCTCTGTATCCAAGGGTATCTGGACGGGGATATGCCGTCGGCAAACGCCTGTTGGGGGCGGTATCTCCGCAGCATCGGATATCGGCGGTACATCGTGCCGGACACCTGCCCAGACTGCTACACGGTGGGCCAATTTGCGGAGGATCACCCAAAAGGCACCTATATTCTGGCTCTGTCCGGCCATGTGGTCTGCGTCTGCGACGGCATGATCTGGGACAGCTGGGACAGCAGCAACGAGAACATCTTGTATTACTGGGTCAAGGAGGATGACTAAAATGGCTTACACACCTTACGGATGGCAAAACCCTTATTATGCACAGCCCATGCCGGATAATCTGGCACAACTCCGTCAACAGCAGATGCCTCCAATGATGGCACCACAGCCCCCTCAGAATCCGGTGGCGCAGAGCGGTGTGCAGTGGGTCAGCGGCGAACAGGAGGCCCGGAACTGGATGATTGCGCCCAATGCCGCCGTGGCTTTGTGGGACAGCTCCGCGCCTACGGTGTACCTCAAGAAGGCGGATGCCAGCGGTAAACCGTCCCTCACGATTTATGACCTCGTAGAACGCACAGAAACGCCCCGTACAGCCACGCAGGAAAAGGGCGTGGAGTTTGTCACCAGAAAAGAATTCGACGCACTAGCGGCGCTTGTGGGCGAATTGAAGGGCAAGAAGAAGCGCAAGGTAGAGGAGGAAGAGGACGATGAGTAACAATCCGTTTTTCAATGCGTTAGGTGGCGGACAGATGCCGGGGTCGATGAGCGGCTTTCCTCAGCTTTTACAGCAGTTCAAGCAGTTCAAGGCAAGTTTTAAAGGCGACCCAAAAGCGGAAGTGGAGAAGATGCTGCAAAGCGGCAAAATCTCACAAGATCAGTTGAACAAGATACAGTCAATGGCAAACCAATTTCAGGGGCTTTTCAAGTAATCAAAATCGTGGCCACGGTTTGATATAAATATTTTTTCAAAAGGAGTGATACTATGTCTCTTTCCTCTGACGGCACCATGCTGACTATGCCTGTGGCTCCTGCCAACACCGGAAACGGTAACGGCTTCGGCTGGGGCGGCGATGGCGCATGGTGGATCGTGCTGTTCCTCATTTTCGCTGCGTTCGGCGGCTGGGGTAACGGCTTCGGTTTCGGTGGCGGCGGCAACGGCGTGATGGACGGTTATGTCCTGACCTCTGATTTTGCCAATGTCGAGCGCAAGATCGACAGTGTAAATCAGGGTCTTTGCGACGGATTTTACCAGCAGGCGCAGCTTATCAACGGCACCAACATGGCGATGGCAAACGGCTTTGGGCAGGCTGAGCTTTCCCGCAGTAACCAGCAGGCGGCTCTCATGCAGCAGTTGACTGCCATGCAGATGCAGGCCGCTGAGTGCTGCTGCAACACCCAGCGCAGCATCGAGGGCGTGCGCTATGACATGGCCGCGCAGGCGTGCGATACCCGGAACACGGTGCAGAACGCCACCCGGGACATTATCGACAATGCCAACAGCAACAGCCGCGCCATTTTGGATTTCCTGACCCAGAGCAAGCTGCAGGATCTCCAGAGCGAGAACCAGGGCTTGAAGCTGGCCGCATCTCAGGCGGCACAGAACAGCTATCTGGTGTCTCAGCTCCGGCCTTCTCCCATTCCGGCCTACACGGTGCAGAACCCCTATTGCTGCAACCAGTTTGCCGGATGCGGCTGCTGACAACTGCATAGCGTAGCTTTTTGTTGGCAATGTTTTGTTGACGCCAACAAAATGTTCGGCCCCGTGCCGATACTGATGACAAAGCGGCGGGGCAGTAGCCCTGCCGCTGATTTTATGAAAGGAGATTTCTATGCCTGAATACACTGCCATTGCCGCACAGACCGTAGCGGCAAACCAGAACGTGCTTTTTACGGAAGCACCGATTCCCTGCACTAAGGGCCTTGTGACGCACCGCGCAGGCTCCGGCCTGTTTAACCTCCGTGGTAACTGCTCCCAGTGCCGCGTCCGCTACAAGGTGGACTTTATCGGCAATATTGCCGTAAGCACCGGCGGGACACCCGGTCCCATCTCCATTGCCATTGCGGTTGACGGTGAGCCGCTCCCGTCCTCCGTTGCGACGGTGACGCCCACGGTTGCGGGGGCATTTTTTAACGTGGCGGCGTCCGAGTACGTTGACGTTACAAAGGGCTGCTGCGCGTCGCTGTCCATCCGCAACGTTAGTGGCGAGGACATTGACGTGAGCAACGCGAACCTTATCATTACCAGAGTTTGCTGAGAAAGGAGAACACAATGGGAATGAAATCTATGTATGAACTGCGGGATATGCTCTGCAAGGAACTTGACGAGCTGATCCGCAAGGGCGAGCTGGGCGCCGGGGATCTGGACATTGCCCACAAGCTGACGGATACCATCAAAAACATCGACAAGATCGAGGCGATGGACGAGCGTGGATATTCCGGGCGCTATCTGGACGATGATATGCGCGGCTACAGCCGTGGCAGCTCCTATGCCCGTCGGCATTACGTCCGAGGTCATTACAGCCGCACGGACGCAACTGAGCATCTGCGCAGCCAGATCAACGATATGATGCGCGAGACCGACGATGACCGCATCAAGGATGCCCTGCGCCGTGCAATGGACATGATGGAGGAATAAGGGGGTAGGCCCCAATGATTGACGATCGAGAAGTGGCGCTATGGATCAAGCGGTTAGAGACGGAAGAATCCAGTTGGTCAAACTACGAAAAGCTGGCGGCGCTGTATACCATCCAAAACCAGAACCGGGCGCCGGTGAGGGAATCTCGCATGATCGAGGCGTATTCTGCGGCTCCCGCACCTGACAGCGAATTCCTCCGGGCAGTGTCCAACGTTGACCCAGCCCGTGCGTGGGAGGTCATGGACGAGCTGATGGACAGCTTGAAAGTGGTCAATGAGCGGGTTTACAATAGCGTCATGCGGAAATTGGAAAGCTAAACTTAACCCCCTCGGCAAATGCCGGGGGGTTAGTTATATTTTGACGTAGGCGTTGTGACATGAAAATAAAACTAACTGGGCGTTACAAAAAACGCACCGTCATTGTCTGCGTCGATGCGCTGGATCGTGCGTACCCAAAATTCCTTTTTTGCCTGCCGGTCTAAATCAGGATATTCCTTCAATTCCCGCCGTAAGGTTTCAAGATCAAATTCTTTTATAGGCTCGGGGTTTATTGCCGCAAGCTGCTGTTTCAATTCCGTGTAGTCCTTTTTGTATTCTTCGATTTCAATCAAATCCGAAAGATACAATTCTTTTAGCTTTTGCATTTTCCGTTTGATTTGCTCCGCCGTTTTGGGCGGTTTTTTTTCTGCGGTTTTTGATTTGGAGTAATACTTTTTTGCGATCCCCTCAAATTCGCGCAAGAGGTAATCCTCCAGCACATCTTCCCGGATCCTGAGAATGTGCGGACAGTCGGCTGGGTCAAGTGTGTGCGTTCTGCATCGGTAGTACTTGTACACCTGTTTTACAGTCTCTGGCTGCATGTTTCTGCCGCACTCCCGGCAGCGGAGAATTCCGGTAAACAAATATATTCGATCCGCACTGGCGTTCCGCTGACTTCGCTGTTCCAGGATTCTCCGGGCAAGGTTAAAGGTTTCTTGATCGACAAGCGCTGGCAATGCGTTTTCCACGCCGAACGCCTCACCTAAGTACAATCGATTCGACAACGCATCCTTGTATTTGTTGTACGAGCGTTTGATCCCCCACTCCGTTGCCATATACCGCCTTAGTGCAAGGATGCTTTGCAGCCGTATAAAGGCAGGGAACATATCTCGCGCCGCATCTGCGGTTTCTTCATCTATGGCGTAGTGCCGGTTCTTCACGCAGATGCCGATGGGTGTTCTCCATGTGGTAGGCTGGCCCTTCAATCGCTTGCCTTCGTTAATGGCCTTGATTCGCTCGCTGGTGCGGTCAGCTTCGTCCTGTGCCACCGACAGCATGATATTCACCTTTAGCCGCCCGGATGCCGTGCGAGTTTCGTAATCTTCCCGCGTGGCCTGCCATGTGACGTGGCAGCGGTCTAATTCTTCCTGCACGGCGTAGTATCCGGCTACGTTGCGGAACCAACGATCCAGTTTGACAAATAAAATCGTATCGATCTTCCCATCCTTACAATCTGCCAATAAGCGTAGAAGTGCTGGGCGTTGTCGGTATGGCTTTCTTGCGGATATTCCGGCATCCTCGTATACGCCGACAACCTCCATGCTGTTGTCTGCGGCATACGCCAACAAGGATTCCCGCTGATCCCCCAATGACAGGCCGTGCCGTGCTTGTTCTTCCGTCGAGACGCGGATATATAGTGCGACTCTCATGCTATCCCCTCCAAAAGCCGATTTGAATACAATTGGTATCAAGGTACAACGCATAGGTTATGAATAAAAACAATAAAACCAGCAAAGCGGCAATGATGCGGTTCCGGGTTTTCACGCCCTGCTCCATCATCGTAATGATCTGCCGTTTGCTGGACAAATGCTTTTCGAGGCCGACTTTCTCCGCCTGGAGGGTTTCTTCTGTTGCCGTATAGTGATCCCCTATACCGAAAAATTCATCTAAGGAGATGCCTAAAACAGCGCAAATTGGCCCCACAGTGTTAATAGACGGTGCTTTGGATGAGTTAGCAAAGAAGTTGTTGACTGTGGACAGGGGCACATTAGATGCGTCGGCAATGTCCTGAGCCGTCATGTTGAGGGCGGCTCTTTTTTCGCGGCATAGGTCTTGGATCGTCAAAAAAATCGGCCTCCTGTATTAAGTTTGTAAGATATGGGCAGACGCAATCTCAAATCTGGTTCGGTAGCATACTGCCCGTTGCCCACATTTGGTCATTGCGCTGCCCAACCAAGCTTTGCTATGGTTACATCACGGCAAGCCAACCCCCCCAAGGCTTGCCCTCCGGCCCTCGCCGTTTGTTGCAGAGGCGGCGGGGGCTTTCTATTTTGCCTTTGCTTTCAGTTTGTTAATTTTATTGATATAATAATCCGCTTTTTCACTATATAGATCTTTTGAGATCATATTGACCGCACGTATAGCATCATCATATTGCTGCAAGTTAATGTACAAATCCGCAAGCCTGAAAGCCCATGTGGACCCGTTAAATAGTAAACCACCATTTTCCCACAGGTTTTCCCAAAAATCAATTAACGAGCCAATGTCTCCCGTGCTTTCAAATAATCCCTCCGCTTCCCGGATGGCATAGAGCTGGGCATCTTGCGCATCTAATTCTCTTTGCAAATTTGAATAGATATCTTCAAAACAATCTTTGCGTTTCAGTTGTTTAGAAGAAGCCCTTTTCCTTTTTGTAAAATCAAATAATCCCATATAATGTCCTTTCTAATGGACACATATAATACTGCTGTTGTTTTTTGTGCAAATGCGCATTGAAACGCTGGGCCATAAATGATATGCTTGGAACACGAATCGAACAAGTGTACGAATGGAAGGAGCGCAAAACATTATGTTGTATGATATTGAAAATCAGAGTACAATAAATGTCGAGGACGGCATTGAAATTGTCCGGGAAGAGTTGTTGTCTGCCGCCATGGCACTCCCATACAAAGAAAAGGTACAGCTTTTAAGATTTATTGAAGGAGGAACAGCCAATGAAAGAGGCTATGATTGCATGGTACAGAGACACCAAAATGGTTGACGCTGTGAACCGCTGCATGGACGCAATCTGTGCGTCTGGTCTTTCCGTAGATGGCGCAAAATATCTTCCGGCTTGTCTGGATCAGGCCATTCGTGCCAGCAATCAGGTTGCTGCTCAAAATACGCAATTCCACGCTGCCCATGTAAGCGTGAAAGAAACCGATGGCGGGTATGATGTTACGCCTTTTGAGTTAAGATTTGTTCGATAGCCGCCGTTAATTACCGTATGAAAAGGAGGTTCATTATGAGAAGAGAAGATTTGCAATCTATTGCCGTTTCATGCTTTGGGAACTATTACAGCGTAAAAATTGGCGACGTTGAGATTAGCAATGTCAAAGCGTATTGTTTGGAGCAAAACAGCGATGGCAGTGTTCGCTTGACGCTCAATCTTGATTGTTGCTTCGCAGATACTCAGGTGGCCTTAAATCAGCCAGCCAATTAAAGCGGACGCAATAGCCCCCGTTATCCACGAGTTTCGTTCCATACAAGCACCGAATTTACTTAACAACCCCTGCTTTGGCATTTCTTGCCCTGCAATGATCTTTTCCAAAATAGAAATGATCTCTTGCAGGGCTTCCTTATCGTTCCCACCATCCCGTTCGGCACGCTCTTTCATCTCTTGGATAGAAACAGAAACAGAATTGTTATTACCAATTACCGAGTTTGTAACGGTGCCGATATTAAAAATTGTCTGCGATTGATGAGAAGGATTTTCCCGGATAGGCGTTTTCTGATAGTACACGTTTAGAAAATTTGCGGTACCGCTATGGTATTCTGTTGAAATTTCGGAAACATATACCGTTTTTCCGTCAGGAAAAGTCAGGGCATCGCCTTCTTTTATATCGACCGTCGGGAGAAAATTGATAGTATCTTTCCCGCGCATTTTATCGAAATTTGGCAGCCCTTTTTCAATGGATACATTTTCACCATTTCTTTCCACTGAAAAACTTACGCCGTGGGCTTTAATAAAATCACCGACAGGCATTTTTGCCCCCCCTGGTTTATTTTGTATTTGTCATCCACTGGACTGCGGCCCAGTTTCATGCATTATTCCTCTTGCTTTTCAAATATTCAATATAGCGTGAAATCTCAGTTAATTCCTCCACAGATGCGGAGCGGATAAACTGTGCGATTTTATCGTCCACACCCTCGATCTTTGGATCGGGGGTTTCTTTTATGCTCTTATCTTCCGTTTTGCCCTGGAGCCATTCAACGGATACGTGGTATAGTGCCGAGACTTGGTAGATGTAATTCTTGTATGATTCCGAATTCCCGGCAATCCAATCAGAAACAATGTGACCGTCCTTAAATCCTATCGAACGTGCAAATTGAGACAATGCTCCGTGCTTAAAGTTTCCGTTTTCTTTTTTGGGGATTAAAGTCAACATTCTCTCTAGCGTTATATCCATATTTAGCCCCCAAATTTTGTGCAACCATACAAAACGGTTTAATTAAACCAATTAGGTATTGCAAACGGTTTGAATGTGAGGTATCATATACCTAAGCCCACCGGAAAAGGGTACACGAAAACCAGCCCCCATAAAAGCGGCTTTTGCAATGTCTTTTGGCGATTTCATTGTAATACGCTTTCCGGGTCGTGTCAAGCGTGATTTCTCACATTCATGAGGTTTCGGCGGGTATTGAAAGGAGGATGCATGATTTGGCATTGAGAGAACTGCGAGAACGTTCCAGCCTGACCCGTGCACAGGTAGCGAAGAAACTGAATGTGGACTTGTCCTGTGTGACGCATTGGGAACTGGGCGACTGGCGACCGGCACGTAAGTACCACAAGAAGCTGGCAAGGATGTACGGCGTGACGGTGAACGAACTGTTCGAACCCAGCAGTGAGCAATAACAGGAGGAAAAAGGAATGAAGGAAATTAAGGTACGGATCACATTTACGGAACCCATTCTTGGGACAAGCCCTGCAAACCCAGACGTATATCGGGAGTTCATCGGTTCCAAATCCCCGGAGGCTTTAAGCGTTGAGGACGAAGTTGCCGCGCTGGGCGCTGATGCCGTGGCCGAGAAGGCCATGACGGTGTTTCCCCGGACGGAGGACGGCACCCCGTTTCTTTACGATTACCAGATCAAAGGCTTTTTCAAGGACACCTGCGGCGGTCTCCGCAAGGTAAAGGGCACGGCCAGCGAGAAGATCAAGGCCTACAAAAAGGAAATTGACAAGCTGATCTTCCCGGAGCCTCGTGTGATACCTTTGGAGTTCGACGGCCCCATGGGTGAGTGCCAGCGACCCCTGAGAGCGCAGACGGCGCAGGGCGAGCGCGTCAGCCTTGCCATGAGCGAGGAGATCCCCGCAGGCGCTACCTGCGAGTTCCGGGTGGTCTGCCTCTGCGACGATCATGAGAAGGCCGTCCGGGAATGGCTGGACTATGGCCGGTACTCCGGCATCGGCCAGTGGCGCAACAGCGGCAAGGGCCGGTTCACATGGGAGGAGATCCAGTAACGCAGCGCAACGGAAAGGCATGGTCCTGCGGGGATTTGCCACGGAATGGAAAGGCCACGGCTCGTTCCGCAAAGCAACGGAAGGGCTTAGAGTCGATAGGCACCGCAAAGGAATAGACAGGTATTGAGCTGCAACGGCAATGCACAGAGAGGCAAGGCAATGCAATGGAATGGTTCAGAACGGTACAGAATCGCAGCGGAATTGCGTAGCTCAGCAATGCTTGGCGTAGCAACGGAAATGCAGTGATTTGCTATGCAAAGGCAACGCACAGAGGAGCAACTCAGCGCAAAGCCAAGGAAGAGAAATGCAAAGAAAAGCGTAGGAAATGCTTAGATGGGCATGGCGGGGGAATAGAGAAGCTCTGCACCGTTAAGAACAGCAACGGAATGGCAAAGAGACGCTGGGCAAGGCGCGGCAATGGAATTGAGTAGCGCAGCTAAGAAGTGTATGGAACGAAGTATAAAAAATGCCCCGTTCGGCGTTGCAGACCGAACAGGGCGGCGGAACAAATCTTAGGCTTAGATATGTGTCCTGTGGCTATTTTAGCACAGGGGAAAGGAAAAGGCAATGGCGAAGAAACGAAAAATCGAATACCGGGTGATCTGGGTGTCTCCGCCTGACCCGGTGAAGATCATGACGGAGTTCGGCAAGATCTGGTCGAGGGAGCATGGCCTTGAGTTTGACGGTGTTTACACCAAAGAGGGGGACATCAAGCAATGAGCTGGAACCTGTTTTTTATGAACCTGGGCGTGGCGTATGCGGCTACTTGGTTATTCAAAATCGTTGACCTGATTGAAGGAGGGGACCCGCATGAGAAAGCGTGACCGGCGCACCAGAGAGCAGCGGAAGGCGGACGCCTCCGCATGGATTGGCTTTATGAGTTTTCTGGCCCTGCTGCTGATCACCATTGCGTATATGGTGGTGAGCGCGCGATGAACAGAAAGAACCGGCATGAGCGCCATCCGCTGGATCTCTGCCCGGTGTGCGGCATGGACAGCGGTGAGCGTGTGCAGTCCACGGACGCACCGTTTAAGCACTATGTACGGTGTTCCACCTGCGGCGCTATCACAGCGGGTTACGCCCAGCAATCCAACGCCACGAAAGCGTGGAAGAGAGGGGATGCGTGGAAATGAAGATCTATCCGGTGTGCGCGAGATGTTCCATCGTCATGAACCCCAACGCGTTTGACGATGTGGCTCCGGGGTTTTTGATCAACGGCGAGTGCTACTGCCCGGAGTGCGCAAAGGATTGGCTCAAGGATGAAGTTGACAGCGATCCGGAAGCCGTGGCACGGGCCATGGGGATCGCGATCATCGACATCCCGGAGGACTGATATGAACCAGTGTGAGCGGATCTTGAAGTATCTGGATGAACACGGCAGTATCACACGGGCCGAGGCCATGAGCGAGTGCGGCATCGCCAATTTCACGGCGCGGGTCTCTGACCTGCGGCGGGACGGCGTGGCGCTGGACGTGGAGACGGTCACACAGAAGAACCGCTACGGCGAGACCGTGCGGTTTGCGAAATATAGGAGGAAAGAATGAACCTTTACGAAATTGACGCGGCCATTACGGCCCTGGTAGACCCGGAGACCGGCGAGGTCAGCGACTTTGACGCCTTCGACCAACTGAGCATGGCACGGGACCAGAAAATTGAGAACATCGCGCTATATTACAAGAATTTGGTGGCGGATGCCGCTGCCTACAAGGCTGAGAAGCTCGCCTTTGCCGAACGGCAGAAGGCGGCGGAGAACAAGGCCCAGCGCCTCAAGGACTATCTGGCGTATGCCTTGCAGGGGCAGAAATTTGAATCCCCCCGCTGCGCGGTGAACTTCCGCAAGACTACCAGTGTGAATGTGGCTGACCCTGACACTGTTCTGGCATGGCTGCAGGACCACGCACATGAGGACTGCATCCAGTATGCAGAGCCGACCATCAGCAAGGCGGAGCTTGCAAAGATCCTGAAAACAGAAGCCGTCCCCGGTGCGGAGCTGGTGGATGGTTATAGCGTGGGGGTGAAGTGATGAATATCTTTGAAAGCATTACCGCGATCATGCAGGAGATCCCGGCGATTGGGAAGGAAAAGAAGAACCAGCAGCAGGGATTCAAGTATCGCGGCATCGACGATGTGATGAACGCTTTGCAGCCGATTCTGTCCAAGCACAAAGTGTTCGTTGTGCCGGAGGTGATCGACCAGGCACGGGAGGACCGTGTGACCAATAAGGGCGGTACGATCCTGTATTCCATGCTGAAAATCAGATACACGTTCTACGCAGAGGATGGCACCAACGTTTCGGCGGTGGTGATCGGCGAGGGCATGGACAGCGGAGACAAGGCCAGCAACAAGGCGATGGCGATTGCCATGAAGTATGCGTTTTTCCAGGTATTCTGCATCCCCACCGAGGAAATGAAGGACCCAGACGCGGAAACGCCGGAGCCGAGCAGACCGAAGGAACCGGCAATCCCAACGCGGCAGAAGCCGGGGTACAGACTTCCCCCGCAGGGCGATGCCACCGTTATCTGTGAGCGCTGCGGCGGTCAGGTGATGGATTACTTTGACGGCAGAGCCACGGTGAAGGCGGCACGTCTGGCGGCGAGAGCGAAAGAACTGTACGGCCATGCGTTGTGCGAGAAGTGCGTAGCCGAGGCGAAGGAGACCAACGATGCAGCGGGTTGATTCCACATCGTTCCGCTGGACGATGGATGCCGCCGGAGACTGGCTGTGCATCCAGACCAACAAGGCGCGACAGGTGCTTGACGCACTGAAAGAGGGCAAGCCCTATGACGTGGAGATCAAAGAACACCGGGAGAAGCGGAGCCTCGACGCGAATGCGTACTTCTGGGTTCTGGTTGACCGGCTGGCCGAAAAGACCCAGATTCCCAAGACGGATATTTACCGGAGCTACATTCGGGAGATCGGCGGAAATCATGAAATGGTCTGCGTGATCGATTCAGCCGTGGAAAAACTGCGGAACGGGTGGGAACACAATGGGCTGGGCTGGCAGACGGATACCATGCCCAGCAAGATCCCCGGCTGCACCAACGTGATTTTGTACTACGGCTCCAGCACCTACAACACCCGGCAAATGTCGCATTTGATCGATATGGCGGTGCAGGATTGCCAGGAGCAAGACATTGAGACCCTGCCTCCGGACAAGCTGGCAGGGATGATGGAGGAATGGGGATGCACAAAATGACAAAGGCCACGTCCATTCCGCAATCCGTGAAGGTTGTTGTATGGGCACGGGACAATCACCAGTGCGTGATCTGCGGGTCTCCCGCAGGTGCGCCGGTGGCCCATGTGGTACGGCGTTCGCAGGGCGGCAGAGGAATTGAGCAGAACATTGCAACCCTCTGCCCCCGCTGCCATCGCCTGTTTGACGAGGGGCCATTAAGAGACCGCGAGCGCATCTACGTGCGGCTGGTGGCGTACATGAAAGCATTTTACCCGGATTGGAACCGGGAGGACATGATTTACAGAAAGGGAGCTATTTCATGCTGAACAGAATTATTGTGATGGGGCGGATGACCCGTGACCCTGAATTGCGCCGCACCAACAGCGGCACGGCGGTGGCGTCCTTCTCCCTGGCCGTGGACCGGGATTTCAAGTCCCAGTCCGGCGAGAAGGAAACGGATTTCATCGATGTGGTGGCATGGCGCAACACCGCTGAATTTGTAAGCAAGTATTTCTCTAAGGGCCGCATGGCCGTGGTGGAGGGCCGCCTGCAGATCCGTGACTGGACGGACAAGGACGGCAACAAGCGCCGCAGTGCCGAGATCGTGGCCGACAGCGTGTACTTTGGCGATTCCAAGCGGGACGGCGTGGACAACCCCGGTTATGCACCGGCACCCTCCAGCGGTTTCAGCGAGATCGAGGATGATGGGGATTTTCCCTTCTAAGGCGGTGGGCGAATGCCGAACAGGATCATCAAGGATAGCATCAGGACGAGCAAAAGCATCAACGCAATGTCGGATTTTCAATTCCGATTGTGGGCGTACCTGATCACCTACGTTGATGATTATGGGCGCGGCAGCGCAGACCCGGAATTGCTCAAAGGCTTTGTATTCCCCCGCAGAAAAGGTGTGACTGAGGGAACAATCAGTAAGACACTTGCAGAATTGGCGACCATAGGCTCTGTGATCCTCTATGAAGTTGACGGAGAACCGTACCTATGTTTTCCAAACTGGAGCGAACACCAGACGGTGAGGAACAAAGTAAGCAAATTCCCGGCACCTGCTGACGGATTGATTACATCTGAAATCAATTGCAATCAATTGCAAGCAGGTGAAAGCAAATGCGCCCGTAATCCAATCCAGAATCCAGAATCCAGAATCCAGAATCCAGAAGAAGTAGGCGGCGAGCCGCAAACGGCATCCCCGCCGGTGGTTTCCATCCCCCTCAATGACGGCACTGAATATCCGGTGTCGCAGGAGCAATGCCAGGAATGGGCAGGCGTATACCCTGCTGTCGACGTGATACAGCAGTTGCGGGAGATGCGGGAATGGTGCCTGAATAACCCGGCGAAGCGGAAAACGGCAAAGGGAGTGCGGAGTTTTATCACCCGTTGGCTTGCCAAAGAACAGGATCGGGGCGGGCAGAAGCACTCCAAGGGGATTGCGGAATGCAAGGACGCTTGGGGGTATGTGTGAATGTTTGGAAATAAACGCTTGAAAGCAGAAATAGTCCGGCTGAGTTACCGTGTGGCAGAGCTGGAAGAACGGCTTTGCCCATGCGAACAGCATGACTGGAAACGCACCGGAGTTGATTACAGCTACGATGGAACAGGCGGCTGCGATGCCATGTATAACTACAAGTGCGCAAGGTGCGGTAAAAAAATGCGATCCTTCCAGCCGTACCTGGAATTGGATGGTGATCTGGGAAATGATGCGGATCGTGATTGATATTTACGGCGAGGACGCGCAGGGCACGAAGGAGGCAGTAGCGATGCTATTGGAGCCTCTGGGCCGTGTCCGCGTGGTGCAGATCGTCATTGACGGCAAGGAGGAAAAGCGGTGATTGCATTTGAAATTCCCTATCCGGCAACAAAGCGCGGTAAAGCGGCGTGGAACAAGCGGTTTAGCCTGAACGCGTATTACGCCGGTAAGCATTGGTCGCAGCGGAAGAAGGACGCGGAAGAGCTGCACGAGCTGGCCCACTGGGCAATGCGTAAAGCAGGCATTACAAAACGTCTGGTAAATCACCCCGTCAAGGTGACATTTTTCTGGAATGACAATCTGGACATTGATAATCACGGCGCGCTGGGCAAGGCCTTTGTGGACGCGATGAAAGGCTATATTTTGCCGGACGATAACCCTGAGTGGTTCCGTGCCGTGGAACACAAATTTTGGAGCGGAGATACGATCCGCGTGGAAATTGAGGAGGCAGAATAATGGACGCTGTGGAGTTTTTGGACAAGGTTGACCGTCTCAGCAAAAGGGGATCTCCCGAAGAAAAAATGCGCTACAACGCTTATAGGGTAGCAGGAGATAACACGGGGGCGGTGGAGTATGTGGAGCAGTTGGACGACATGCACCCCATCAAAACCCGCCAGAGCGTGTTTCTGGAACAGTTTCCAAATGCGCCAATATATACGAACACACATAACGTTGCTTTAGACCCATGCCTTGTTGATACAGCGTTACGTGGGCATTGCCCGACTGGAAGAGGCTGTGATATTTGTCGCCGCGAGTTCTGGATGCAGGAGGTGGAGGACACATGAAAGTGTTGATAGCCTGCGAGGAATCGCAGGAAGTCTGCAAGGCGTTTCGGGCGCTGGGCTATGAAGCCTACTCGTGTGATATACAGGAACCCTCCGGCGGGCATCCTGAGTGGCACATCTTAGGCGATGTGCTTAATGCCATCGAGGGTGGGCAAGTGACCACTATGGACGGACAGACCCATGACGTGGGGCGGTGGGATATGATTATTGCTTTTCCGCCCTGCACCAAAACCAGCAACGCCGGAGCGCGGCACTTGTATAGGGGCGGCAAGCTCAACATCAAGCGGTATTATGATGGCTTGTGTGGCAAAGCGCTGTTTTTAGCTATTTGGGCAGCGGATTGTGAAAAAGTTGTGATTGAGAATCCGACGCCGAGTAAAGTCTTTGAGTATCCAGAGCCAACCCAAGCCATACAGCCCTATCAATACGGGCACCCGTTTAGCAAAAAAACCTTGCTGTGGGAGCGTGGTGTCCAGCCGTTGGAGCCGACAAACATCGTTGAGCCGACAGCAACATGGTGCCCGAGCGGCAGCTACAGCCATAAGCATGGGGAACAGCACAAAGGTATGTTTACCACGGATAGAGCGAAAAACCGCGCAAAGACCTTCCCCGGCATTGCCAGAGCTATGGCGGAGCAATGGGGCGGAGACATAAGGGAGGAATCATGAGCGACTTGGAGCAAACCGCAATCGAGCGGCTGAAAGCGGCATCGGATATGAGTCTGCGGCTTTTTGAGAAACCGTTAGTGATCACCTACTCCGGGGGGAAGGACAGCGACGTGCTGTTGCATCTGGCGGAGAAAAGCGGCATTCCGTTTGAGGTACTGCACTCCCTCACCACGGCGGATGCGCCGGAGACGGTGCGCCATGTGTACGATACGTTCCGGCGGCTGGAAGAAAAGGGCGTGAAGTGCACCGTAGATAAGCACGTCCAGCCGGACGGCTCCCGCGTAACCATGTGGAACCTGATCCCCCGGAAACTGATGCCGCCAACAAGAGTGGTGCGCTACTGCTGCGCAGAGCTGAAAGAGGGCGGCGGGAAAGGGCGGTTTATCGCCACCGGCGTCCGCTGGGCGGAGAGCACAGCACGCCGAAAAAATAGGGGGGGGTGGGAAGTTTTGCACAGCAATCGGCAAAAAAGTCTCATCCTTGCCAACGATAACGAGGCTGTCTCTTATACA